ATTCTGGCTGAAATCAACAGAGAAGTAGTCCGTAATGTCAATCTTCAAGCGAAGACTGGTGCTGCTGACACTGCTACTGCTGGAACTTTCAACTTAGATGTTGATGCCAACGGTAGATGGTCTGTTGAGAAATTCAAAGGTCTATTATTCCAAATCGAAAGAGAAGCTAATACAATAGCACAAGAAACACGAAGAGGTAAAGGTAACTTTATTCTTTGTTCTAGTGATGTTGCATCTGCTCTTTCTATGAGTGGAGTATTGGATTATGCACCTGCTCTATCAACTGGACTTAATGTTGATGATACTGGCAATACATTTGCTGGTGTTCTTAACGGAAGAGTTAAAGTCTATATCGACCCTTATGCAGGCGTTGATTACATGACTGTTGGTTACAGGGGTTCAAATCCTTATGACGCTGGTATGTTCTACTGCCCATATGTTCCACTTCAAATGGTGAGAGCAGTTGGCGAAAACACTTTCCAACCAAAAATAGGTTTCAAAACCCGTTATGGTATGGTTAGTAATCCTTTCGTTGGCTCTACTCCAGCATCTGGAATGGCTACGGCAGGAACGAACCAATACTACAGAAAAATGGCTGTAAGCAATATTCTGTAATATACGTTATTGCTATTACCAGCAGTAACAAACGGGTTATCAGCGATGCCGTAACGAGTTTTGAATCCGATTCTTGGTTGGAAATCATTCTCACCAATTGTCTTCATCATGCTTAAAGGAACATACGGGCAATAGAACATACCAGCGTCATAAGGATTAGAACCCTTATATCCACAAGTAAAGTAGTCTACGCCTGCATATGGATCGATATACACTTTAATGTTGCCATTTAAAGTACCAGCAAGTAGAGATCCAGTTACATCTGAATCCATTTGCTGTGAACCTAATGCGCCCATGCCAGTGTCCATAACGCCAGCAGCATTTAATGCCGCAGCAACGTTGTTAGATACCATTACCCAGTTACCCTTTCCACGACGTGTAGAAACAGCAATTTGGTTACACTCATGCTCAATTGCTTGAACTAGAGCTTTGTAACGTTCAATCGACCAACGAGCGCCACCATTATCAGCAGCGTTAGTTGCATTCCATGTACCAGCAGATGCACCGCGAGTTGAAGTCACAGAGTTGATGTTCAACAATCTGATGATTTCACGATTCATTTCAGCAAGAATTTCTGTTGAAAGAATGTTCGCAAGTTCTGTCTCAGCAGAAAGACCATGTACCGCTTTAAGGTCTTGTGCTAATTCAGTTGTGTACTCAGCTTTAAGAGCACGAGACTTTGCAGTCACAGTAGTCTTATCGATTGAGAATTGCATCTCAGGAATTGCAGGTGAACCTGAAGTTCCTTGTGCTTCAGCAACCGCTGTGGTGTTACCAGAACCTGGCTGATATTCAGCAACAGTATCTGCGTCATCAGGCTGAACTTCATCACCCGCGAACGGATCATTTGAACCTTCAGAACCTGTGTCTCCAGATAGTGCACCTGAATATTCAGTGTTGGCTTCGTCGAACAATGCCTCAGCGCCAGCGGCGTGAGTACCAGTTCTACCAGCAGCAGTATATTGTGCTTTCATTGCAAAGATTAGGCCTGTTGGACCAGTCATTGGTTGAACACCAACTAGGTCGAACGCTAACATTGCAGGAGTCGCACGTCTTACTAATGATATTAGGACAGGATCCCAAATATCAACTGGACCAGCGCCTGCAGCTGCACCCGCAACCGCACCAGCACCCATAGCGTTAGCAGCAGCAGCTTCGTTCAAGCCACGCTCTTCAGCAAATGCTTTTTCTTGGTTTTCAAGAACAACAGCAGTAACCGCACGTCTGTGTGGATCGGTTATCTTGCCAGCATCTTGAGAATCAAGTACAGGAGCCCATTTTTCCTGTAGTATTTGTCTATTAATTTCCATTTAAATATCTCCTTAAAATGGGTTATTTACTAGTGCGCTCGATTGCGCTTAGATATCTCTTCATTGTATCAGAAACATCTTGTTCTTGTGAATCCTCAGTAATGGCATCAACTTCTGATGTCTCGACTGTGGTATCTTTATTAAGGTAAGATTCCTTAATTGTCGCTACTTTAGTTGCAACAGTTTCATTATCGTCAGCTTCAACACCTTCGATTAACTCTTTTAACTTTGCTTCTTCAGTTGCCGCTAAGCCTGCGCATGCTTCAGTTACGATATCCTTACGTTGGTAAGTTTTAACTTGCTCAGCAAGTTCCATAGCTTTAGCAGTAGCATCATTCAATTGTGACTTCGCATCTTTAGCTTCTTCAGATAGGGCATCTAAGATGTCACCCTTATCTTCAGGAACATTAATGTGATGTTCACTAAACAATTGACCTAGAGAATCAATAAATGACTCTGTGATTTCAGATTTCAAAGAATGCTCAATTGCAACTTCGTTATCTTTCATCCAGTTTTCGACTACATATGTTAAGTAACCGTCAACTTTGTCAACTAAATCTTCTTTAATAGCTTCAACTTCACCTGCTAGATCAGAAGCATATCTCTCTTCTAATTTTGCAGTTTCAGAAACGATTTTAGATTTAAGTGCAGCTTCGAAAATAGTTTCAGCTTTCGCTTTAAAACCTTCAGATAATGTATCTTCGTCTTTAACCAACGCATCAACATCTTCTTTAAATTTCTTTTCAACTACGTCACCTTCAGAACCATCGTCAGACTTAACTTTCTTTTTCTTAGCCTTTCCTTTGCCCTCAAGGTCGCCTTCGTCATCAACAGTTTCATCTTTTGATTTCTTAGACTCTTTCTTAGTGCTCTTTTCTTCTACATCGCCTTCATCTTCATCACCTTCATCGTCCTCTTCTTCTTCATCGTCTTCCACTTTAGCTTTCGCTTCTGCTTTTTTCGCTGCTTCGAAGATCGCGTCAAGGCCCTCTTTAGACATTCCTGTCATTGAGGCTTGT